ATTCACCTCTTAAAATTACATATAGAGCATCAATAACATCAACTGCGTTATATCCATTCCATGAGCCATCATTAATTAAACTTAACACCTTCTGCTCACGCTTAGTTAGCTCTTCGTTAATCTCTATTAGGTCTTTAGCCATGGTAATCAGTTCTTCTACTTTTGAGCTATCAAAATAGCCGTCATTTCTATTGATTGATAATTCAATATTATCAATAAGCTCTTGGTCTATTACTGTAATTGCGTTCTTATTCATCATATCCACCCATTAGCATGTTAGTTATTAGCCAGTTAATCATAATTCACTCACTTAAATCTTTAATTGTTTTTAATATGCAAGCATCTAATAGCTTGGGGTTTGTTTTGTACCAGTTAGCCACCGTTTGACGGCTTTTATCTACGCTATCAGCTACCATTTGAATAGTTACGTTAGCTTTTAGGTGGCTGGTTTTTGATTTTATGTATTGTGATGGTGTCATTTATTCATCACCCATCTAGTAGGCATAATTATGATAACTGGGTTTCCGTAAAGGTGCTTTTGAAACTCTGTCACTTCATAAATTACCGCTTTGTTTTTATCGTAATTAATAGGCCTAACAGCCATGAAACTTTCTCTTGGAAAAGCTTTTTTTATTACTGCCATGTAATCTATATTTAGCGGTGGGAATTGGCTACCTTTAACCATTTTTTCAGGAATTATTCTTTCAAATTGCGGGTACTTACCATCCTCAATATCAAAAACCTGAGCTGATATTAACTCACCTAGCGAATCATAATGGTATGCAATATTTTTACCCTTACTAAACTCAAGCTTTGTTTTTTGAGACTTGGGTGGGATTTTCCCTTTAAACCTAACGATAACGTCAAGCCTTGTTTTTACTCCGCTATCCATTTGTATTGCAATATGCCCATTTGTTGCTTGTATGTAATTATTGTTTATTCTAATTCCGTTTAAGTAATTCCTAATATCGCCTTTCGCTCTAAATGCGTCCGCAGCTCTCAATTTGCACGTATCTATTTTCATAATTCACCTTGTTTGTTTATTGTGTATTTTTACTGAGTGTATACCTATATATTTAACATTGCAACTTTATTTTGTGCAATAAAAAAGCGCTGTTAGCGCAGCGCTTTGTTTGATCAAGTATATTTTTAGGACATCAACAGTAGTCAATGGTGTTGATTACTTTGTATTTTACACACTCTATCGTTCCAAGCAACTCCGCTACTGTCATATGTTCTGCGTATTGCCAAATAACCTTTTCCATTTCTCGCTCAAAGTCTGCAACTGCACCAGTCTTTACGCCAAAGTCTACACTTTCTACGTTATCGCTCATTTTGAACCTTTTATTAACTCTGTCTTATCACTACTGCTTCGAGTTGTACCAAACCAGTATTGCATTGAACCGCCCCATTCTTTCAGTACCATACCAAGAAGCATGTAAAGCACCTCACGCGCACCCTCTGGCGGCTCTAGCCAAAACAATAAGAATACAATCACGCAAACTATAACCGTTAATCCAATACTAAGAATTGCTGGCATGTTAGAGCGTTTGTGATTCTTTCTAGCATCCTGCTTGTCTTTTGCTTCAATCTCAAAGACATCAACATCAAGCTTTTTCATTTCAGCTTTGAATTCTAAATCCATTTGCTTTAGCTTGGCTAAGTCAGCGGAACTAGCACTCAATACAGCATCGCTAATATCTTGCTCGCTTGCATTTTCATTGCCTAGCAACTTATCACCAATAAACTTTGTAGCAGCACCAGCTAATGGCCCACCTAAAGCTGTGGCTATTGTCGGTGCAATGCTGTTTAGTGTGTTTTTCCAGTCCATATTTAACCCCCAATAAACCCAAATAAAACAACCAGGCTTACAACAACAAAAGCCGCGATGCAAAACAAAGTAAATTTAAACTTACTCTGCTTTGTCTTTTTGTTTCTATATTGCTTAACTAGCATTTTTTCACGCTCTCTATATTTACTCAATGCAAACTTCGACCTGCTCATCAATGCCAATTTTATTTAACAGCTTAGCAAGTGAGGTCTTGCTGTTTGTTACGTCTGGCACACCATCTTGATTTATATCTTTTATAGAATCACCAACAAGTATGCAGCCTTTTATTTGATGAGTGAAATTGCCTGAGTGAATTTGAATGTGAGTTCTGTTTGGCACTTCTAGAAGCTCTAAAACGTAACCATTAGCTGGTGAGTTTCTAATGTACGCCCTGTAAATTCCGCGAGGTATGCAGCTCACATTTTTTTCATTATCAATCCATGGCAATTCAAGAGTGAATAACCGCAATCCGCAAAAAGACAGTACACCTACAGTACAGTCTGGCAAGTGCATCGTTTTAATGTTTATTCGCTTCACTACCAAGCTCCCTTTAAATGTTTAAATTGATTTTTAGTTAACGGCTTTGGGTTCACTTGATAAACTCCTTTAATTCAGGTGGCGAATAACTATCAGGTTTTGCAATCTTGCCTTGCTCGTTAAATACAGGCTTGCCATCAACAAACTTAGACCAGTTAGAGCGGTTAACTTCTGCTAGCGCTTTTTCAATATCAAAACCAAGCATATAAGCCACGCCGATTGCAGTTACAATTTGATCGCATAAGTCATCAAGAACCTTAACTCTGTTAAAATCATTATTGCAATCAAGTTTGTAAACCATTCCGCTATATCTATCTTTAAATTGATTTGATATTTGCGAGATATGACTAGATAAACCATAACACCCAAAAGATTCAGACATCTCTGCAACTTCTTCATAATGACAACCAATTTGAACGCAGATGTCCTCAATGTCTGGCTCTGGCTTTGCCTGTTGAAACCATTCCAAAATTGGTTTTATATTTAAATCACTCATTTACCATGTTCCTTTTAAGTTTTTAATACCAGAGAAGTTTATTGGTTTTGGATTCCAGTTTAATGAACCAGTAAAATCATTATCTCTAGTCTCTGGTTGCTCACCAACGCAAAAGCCGTATTCGATATACTTCCTGATAAATATATTTACGGTTTCTTTATTAGTGAATACATCAACGCACTCAAGTCTATCTACTATCTCTGCCGTGGATAATCGTTCAGGGCGGTCAACGCATACATCAAAAACAAATTCAGCTATTAGCTCATTACCTTTTTTGCCTGCCGCCTTTTCTATTGCCTCTAAACGATTCATAGTTATTACCACGCATTATCAAGATGCTTAAATGCTTCTGGCATTAGCTTGTGCTCTGGATTCCATCTAACAACGCCATCACCTTCAACAGTTCCAAGCTTTCGCCCTTTTACGCCGTCCAATTTTTGATTTCTAACTGGTTTAACTTTTAATCCCAAACCAATGAAAAGATGGTTAATATTCTTGACAGTTTGAACATTAAACTCCTTTGTATCTGTACTTAGAGACTTAGCCATTAAGTGGTTACTCTTGCGAGTGTTACTAGCTAGATTGCTGTAGATTGCAGTTATAACCTCAATAGATGACCGTGACGTTTTACTGACCTCATCAATATATTGCTGCTTAGTCATTGTTCGATTAATCGGCGGAGCGACTTCGTAGCCCATCTTTTTTAACGCACTTAAACACCTTGATAGCTGGCGATGACCAATAACTATGCCGTACTTGTCTTTTATAATCTTAGCGCCTCGCTGAGCCGTCTCACACTCTTTTGGCAAGATAAAAAACTCAAATATAATATTTAAGCGCTGCTCATCAATCTTTGCGTAAACTGGTTTTAATTTTTCAACAATTTCACTAAATTTCATAATTCACCTATTGCGCCCGAAGGCGCTTTAATTAAAATTGCTGGCTTTGACCTTGCTGCGGTGCAAATCCACCTTGCTGTTGCTGCGGCGCAAAGCCTTGGTTTTGTTGTTGGTTAAAGCCACCTTGCTGCTGGTTGTTAAAGCCTCCTTGTTGCTGCTGGTTTTGCCGCTGGTTGTTTTGATTTGCCTGTTCATTTTTACCACCTAACATTTGCATAACACCACTAAAGCCATCAACAATAATTTCAGTTGTGTAGCGGTCTTGACCTTGCTGGTCTTGCCATTTGCGAGTCTGCAATTTACCTTCAATGTAAATTTGCGATCCCTTTCGGACATACTCGCCTACAATTTCCGCCAGCTTGCCAAAGAAGGAAACCTTGTGCCATTCGGTTTTATCAACTTGCTGGCCTGTGTTTTTATCTTTGTAGCTTTCACTTGTTGCTAGTGTAAGATTTGCTACCGCGCCGCCATTTGGCATGTAGCGCACTTCTGGATCTTGCCCTACATTACCAACAAGTATAACCTTATTAATTCCTCTTGATGCCATTTTTATATCCTAATTAAAAAATGATAATAATCTGTTTTCGTCATCTGCAACCGCTGGAACATTAACGATTGCAGCTCGTATCAATGCGTTATAGCATTGCTCAAATTCTTCTTGCTCCATTTTATCAAAAGCAAGTGATTTCGCTTCTAACTTTAGATTCCCACCAATATCGTAAAGCTCATCGTGAAAACCTGCCAGTATAGTTAACTGCTTTCTAAACTCGTTAAATTGCTTATCTTCATCATGAAACTCGTGACCTTGATGCCAGCATTCAAAAACGTAGTTAAAAAAAGCAAAAACTTTACCGTGGAATTTTGGATTCCTACGCTGGACTATCTCAACCTCAAACACACAACCAGTTTTTAACCGCTCTAAGCGCTTAGCTTCTAGGTCGCTAGCTGGCGTGAAAACCCCGCCAGCATTTTTTGTTAAGTTGTATTTAGCCATTTTTTAACTCAGGTAGCATAGCTGGTGTTAGTTTGAAGTTTTTTAATCCCAATGTTCTGGCTCTAAATCTGGCTTTTCATACCCGATAATTTTACCACTTTCATCGACTGAAAAAATAATGTAATCACCAAAACCATTATCGCCATAGCAAAGTAACCCGTTAGGTACATAATAGTTATTGTGTGTTGCAACAACATTTTTACTTTCGTCTAAAAGGTAATAGTCACCAGCATCACAAACTTTAAAATAAAATGAAGCAGTAACGCCGTTAGGCCAACCAACAACACTGCCACTTTCAAGATCTATCAATGGCTTCCACTGAGAGCCAATTTTAAACGGAACGTTACTACCTTCTTCATCTGACTCGCCATTAATCTCTGCATCTTCCCAGTATCGCGGATCAACATCTACTTGCAGATATTTATAGCTAACTTCTTTTTGGGTGTTTTTTATCAATTTCATACATCCACCTATTTATTTACCAACCGGGCAACGTGACCGGCATTTCTTGTTAAATCCAACGCCATTTTTGCATAACTGGCGAACCGCTAAATTAAAATTACCCTCTGTGTTTTCGTCAGCGTAAAGCTGGATTGCTTTTACTAATTCTTCGCTTTGAAAATCTATTTGTTTATATTTTGCCATTACTACCTCCTGATATGAAATATATATTTAATTCATATCACAGTCAAGCGCTTTTAACTCTTTTAATTTAGCTTTGTATGTGTCGCGTATTTGCCATAGCTCATCAACTGTGTATTTTTTAAGTTCGTGAGAACCTTCAATCCATTCAACCTTTTCCAGTCCGACTTTATCAATTAAATTGGGGCGATAATTAACAATGTTACCGCTTAAATAATTGTTGCATGGAGCACATTGCTTGTGACAATTATCCTCGTGGAATTCAAGCTCAGGATGAGCGCCCTTTGTTTTGTAGTGCCCTGCGTGATATTGACCTTGGTGGTGCCTCTGGCAGCTTATACATGGTAAATCCTTGTCACGATACCTAATGAATGCGTTAAACGCCTCACGAGCCGCACGCATGGCTTTTGGCCTATCTTTCATACTTATCTGTTTTAGCTTCTGGCGCACTCGCTTAACTTCATCGCTTTTTGCTTTGGCTTCTTTCTTTTCACGTTCAGATACAGCAAAAGCTTGGGCGCACTGAGCGCCACAAACTTTCTGCATTGAATTAAATGGTGTGAATGGTGATTTACATTGCTTGCACTTTTTTTGCTTTGCTTGTTTCATCTTATTCACCTATAAATTTATTTTTAAGGGCTTGTATTTTATTTAGCTTTGCCATGTAATAGTTTTCCATGCACATAATTTGATCATTGCATATTTTCAAAGCTTCATCGTGGTTTAATACTGTTTTTTCGGTGTAAAAATAACGCTCATCAGCCGACAACCATCCAGAATAAGTGCGGATCTTATAAACCATATGCTCGTATCTATTCTTACCATTCTTCACTCTGTAGCCTTTCGGTGTTTCGTTAACAATCTCGCTTTCAGTGATTTTACCGAAAACAACCGTATAGCATTTTTTACCTTTTACGCATTCACACATATATCACCTATAAATCTATTGTTAAATGTTTTGGTCTAGTGCCGTTAAAACTTCTTTCTTGCAAACTTCTGTTCTTCTTCTGGCTTTTCATCTTGCCACTCCTTAAACGGTTGCTTGAATGATCCATTTTCAAAGCCGAGAATATAATTACCCACCTTTCCGTTTCGAACTTTTGATTTGATTATTTTAGCCAAACCTTTGTTTATTGTGTCTGGCTGATGAACTTCTTCGCGGTATGGGAATATAATCACGTCCGCATCTTGCTCAATGCTTCCAGAATCGCGCAAGTCTGAATTTCTTGGCTCTCTTAACGCTTTATCTGCGTCACGGTTTAACTGAGATAAAAGCAGGATTGGCGTTTTAATTTCTTTCGCCAAAACTTTCATAATCCGCGTTGCTTCACCAACTGCCAAATCCCTGCGAGCTGCGTCCGGCATTTTCATCAACGTTAAATAATCAATTGTGATTAGCGCTAAGTCTGGATGCTGCTCTTTAAATTCCTTGCACTTTTTAACAAGCAAAGGAACGGTTAATTTAGGGTCGTCATCAATGTAAATCGGTAATTCTGACAAGCCTTTCATCGAGCTGCCAATAACGCCCCATTGAGTATCGGACAAATCATATTCACCGAAATCAATACGCATCAGCCTATCAGTTGGTATTTTTGAATATGCGCTTACTTGTCGCTCGAACAATTGGCAGCCGTCCATCTCAAGGCTGAACATAAGCGCCTTTTTACCTTGCTTTGCAACGTAGTCATTTATGTAGAGCGCTAGTGCTGTTTTACCCATTCCAGGCTGACCACCAAGAACAATCAAAGATATTTTTTCAATCAAAACATCTAAGCCAATATCTAAATATGCGTCCTGTGGTGCGCTCTGACGGCTTTCTAGCACACTAACGTACGATTCAGCATACTCATGGAAAGAACGCGGCTTAGATTGACTCTGAGGCGCTAGAATCGAGCTTAACTGATTTAGCTTGTGACTAACTTCTTCGCGATCAAATGGTCTGCCAGATGAAACTTTGCTGATAATCTGGTTTAAATCAATCAATGCAAGTTTGTCGTTGTGCATGTTGATTATTGCCATAGCTTCGCGCATTGGGTCGCGTGTTGGTATGTAATCTTTAGTTATTTGCGCCAAATCGCCAAAGTCTATTTTGCCTTCCAGTTGTTCGGCAACAGACATTAGGCTAATTGATACGTTGAAGTTATCCATTGACTTGATTGTGTTTAACAATAACCCTTGAGTTGGGTTATCAAGCATTTCAGCATCAATCATTGCTAGGGCATCACGCAGGCTCGGTGACACTCCATTGATTAGCGCCGTGCTGAATAGCGTGTTTGCGTTATCAAATATCATCGTTATATCGCTCTTGGTTTAAATATGTTGTCGGGTGAAGTCTGTCAAAGCCTATAAACTTATCACTTCCAGTCGCCAGGTCGTCAAGTCTTAACTTAACATCATTAACAATGTGATTGGTTAATTCGGTTACAGTTTCGTCATCCATTTTCTTAATCACTTTTTTCCAAGCTTTCAAGGCTGATTGTTTGGCTACCTTCTTCGGGTATTCTTTCCACCAGTATTCGAAAGCATCTTCTTCCAGTTGTGCGCGAGCAATCTTTGATTGATCTAAAGTATTTATATCTTTATCACTATCACTATCACTATCACTTTCATTATCACTATCTGCTAGATTTGCTAGGTTTTGTTTGCATTTGCTAGCATTTGCTAGATTTGATTGCTTTTGCTTTCCGCCTTTCTTTCCAGCTAAAGCCCTCTTTTCACTGACTTTTTTGTACTTCTCAAGGTCTCTTATGAATTGGTTCTTAAATGGCGTGAATACCAAGTCAAGCAAATCATCAAGCTCATAATCAGAACCATTGTGATGCGATGCGATAGCTTTAAATAATTTTCCAGCCTGCTCATCTGTTAGCTTTTGCAATATATCCAAACTATCAATATGCAAAAGAAATGATTTTTTCTCTTTCATGGTTTATAATTCCGGTTGCACTGTTACAAACAATTAGCCAGTCTGACCCACTGGCTTTTTTATTTGCACTTTAGGTTCTTACTGATAACTAAATTAATAGCCTCTTGCTTATCACGAGAACCAAGCGCCTGTATTTTTTCTAGGCCAATCATCAAAGCTGCTCGTGCAACATCTGAATTAAATAAATCCAACGCTTCGCCAATGTCATTAATTTTTAGCTTTGCTGTGTCAGGGAATCTAACGTTTAACGGTTTCATAATTTATCCTTTTGTTAAGTTGTAAGTACATTATACATTTATATTGTACGTACGCAATAGGTTGTTTGTTATTTTATGCAAGAGGTATATAATTAAATTTGCCAATAACGGCAAATGTTCAGAAATGAAGTTAGTTACTAAGGTTTGGTGATAAATCTCGCGCTACAGCGTTAAGTAGCAAATACTGAACTAATGTTGTGAAACATGAGTGAAAGTGAACGGATAGTAAAAAAGGCGCTGTTATGCGCCTTTTGTTTTTATCTCTATTAAAACTTCGTTGGTCTCAAATTTCTCTATCTCAAGGTTATGACATATCGATGCGAATATTGCCCCAACACTTTTAACTAACTCCTCCTCTGTTAAATCCATGCTTTGGTATTCATCTAAAATAATTTGGTTTATTTCTCCTAGCGTGTACATCACTTAACCTCCGCTATATAATTACCACGCTCTGTGGTTCGTTTAATTAATACATCGCATTCATGTTGAAAGTCTGAGCCGCGCTTGTAAAGCTTTTTGCCGCCTCTTGGTGTCTTTGCCTTAACTGATGTTTTAAATGCGCTTACGCAAGCTTGTAGCTCGAATAAAGATAGCTTTTCAGCGTTTGGTATTGTTAGGTTCATTTCAAGTCATCCTCAGTTAGCTTAAAATGCTTTGCTAATGCTATTGCGTCTTTTTTATTTAGGGTTAAATCTTCCCTATCAGCAAGCCAGAATTTAACATCTAAAATTGATGGATCTACTTTTTCTGCGTCCTTGTAAATATCACTAAATTCATGCTCGGTAATATCAAACTTCTTTTTAGGTAACGGTTTTGCATCTTCACTTACGCAGTATTGTGGGTATCTTTGGCTAAATACACCACCTGCGAAAACTTGATACCTTCTAACAGACTCAAACACAACTGCTGTAATGCTTTCTCGATAATGCGTAGCCCATTCCGGCGCTAACTCTGCGATTTGTTCATCTGTTAATTTCATAATTCAATCCATCCATTTCCAGGTTATAAAAACATAAGCTAGCGCACTAATAGCGCCAGCGGTTAAATTAAAGCTTGCTATGTTGCTGTATATAGTTAGCAATCCAATCCACCAGCAAAGCATTGTGAAAGTGCCTTTTTCTAGGCCGTGTAAGTCCATTAGTTAGCGCCTTTTTTAATTTTTACAAACAAAAAGAACAAGCACCACTGGAAAATAAGCGATGAAGCGAATCCAATTAACAAATAAACCAAAAATTCCATCACTTAACCTCCAATTGATAACCGTCATTTAACCAGTGGTTAATACGCTCTATTGTGTAATCAATCAAACTGGCTTCGTATGATGAGCGAATATCTATTCTATAATCCATAACGCCGAGCAATACTTCTGATGCGTAATCTTTGTGGATGGTTTCGCCTATAGCGTCATTGCGAACAAACTCGCACACTGTTGACGGTACGCCAAGATGATTTTTAATAACCATTAATGTTGCGCCATCGCAGATAACCTGATTAGCCAGGCTTTCTATTTGCCCTTCTGTAACTTGTTGCACTTTTAAAATCATAATCTCACCTTAAAAAATGCCGCACTATGTAAGCTGCGGCTAATCGACATAACAAAAACTAATTTGCTCTATTAGTTAATGTTCAAGTACGAATATAAGCTATATAAAAATAAAGTCAACTAGTTTATTAAATAATTAATTTATTAAAAAAGTGGTTGACACTGGTTTTTATAATCGCTAAATTTAGCAACACAAACAAGCGAGGTTTATATGTATTTAGAATTATTAAGAGAGCAATGCGAATTAAACGGTATTACTAGCGCTGTGCAGTTGCATAAGTTTTTATGCAGTAAAGGCATCAAGTTTAACCCAACAACAGTAAACAGCTATTATCAAGGTCGCGGTGTTAGCTGTGTTGTTATCGCTGAAATGTTTAAAGCATTTGGTAAAGAATTAAAATATACGATTAACGGGTGATTTATGAGTAATGATAACTTGGCTCTTTGGGAGTCGGTTGAAAAAACCAACACAAAGTATACAAAGCCAGCAACCGTAAACGGGCGTACTTTTACAAGTATTACACCAACGTATCAGCAAAAGATGGCAACAAAGGCATTTGGCCCGCGCGGTAAGTTTTGGGGAACTGTGCCAGGCAGTGAAAGCTTTGAATATAAAGAAATAGGTAGTACAACACTGTTGATTTACAGAGCTACTTTCTTTTATATTCATAATGGTGAGCGTGGTGAACTGCCTATGGGTGCAACTGAAACCATGGCTTACATCACAAAAGGCGGTAAAGGTTATTTAAAAATTGATGATGAAGCGGATAAAAAGGTAAGGACATCAGCTGTGAGTAAGGTGCTTTCTGAGCTTGGTTTTAATGCTGATATTTTCATGGGTCTGTTTGATGATTACGATTACAAAAATCTTCGTGAAATGGAATCTCAAATTGAGCATGCTGAAAACCGAGAAAAAGCAATTGATATAAAGCTTACTGAGTGCCAGAGCTGGCTTAATAAAGAAATTGAAGCTATCAAGATGCTAACCAATGCAAACGTCGTTACAACTGTCACAAACGGTGTTGATAACCGCTTAATGCAAAAGTTAAATATTTTGAATATTAGTGATGATACTAAAAGCGAACTACAGCAAAATCTTTACGCTGTAGCACAAGAAACAATTGATAAACTAAACAACAAATAGGTGATTTATGAGTAATTATGATTTAGCAAAATTTGATAAAGTTATGGCTGATGTTGATGCTGTCGCAGAGCTTGGTAACTTTATCCCTGACATGTCAACAAAAGACGGTTACAACGCATCAAAGCGATTCGTACTAGATAATACTATGCCAATGAGAAAGGCGCTGGAAGCAGCGCACAAGGAAATTAAGTCGCCGTTTTGGGATGCGTGTAAATTCCTTGATGGTAAAAAGAAAGAGCTTTTAACTTTGATTGAAGCTGTTGAGAAACCGCACAAGGACGCATACAAAGAACATGACGCAGAAATTAAGCGTAAAAAAGAAGAAGCAGCGCAGGCGGTTCAAGCTCGATTTGATGAGTTAGATCAATATTTAATTTATAGCGCAAACCCTGATGTTAACTCAGATTCAATTCAGGGTGTTATTGATTCTCTTCAAGATGTTGATGTTTGCCCTGACTTCTTTGGTGCGCGATTGGATAATTATATCGATAAGCTTAACGTTACAATTTCACAGTTATCATCATCACTAACTCAGAAGATTCAGTTTGAGCAAATGAAAAAGCAACAAGAAGAAATGGAAGCTAAGCAGCGTGAAATCGAGCGCCAGCAGCGCGAAATTCAAGAGGCAAAAGAAAAGGCTGAATTTGAAGCTGCACAAGAAAAAAGAAGAATTGAAATGCTTGAGCTTGAAAGACAGCGTGAAATCGAGCGTAAAGAAGCAGAAGTAAAACACGCAGAAGAAATGAAGCTGCTAGCTGAAAAGCAAGAGCGCGAGCGAATCGAAGCAGAGCAAAAAGCAAAGGAAGATGCTGAGCGCATTGCGAAAGAAAAAGCAGAGGCTGAACAAAAAGCCCGTCAAACGCGCACAAAAAACAGAAATGAAGCAGCAAAGCAAATGATTGATATTGCAAATGTAACAAAAGAGCAGGCAATTTCTATCTGCAACGCAATTGCAGGTGGTGAAATTCTTTTTGTAAACTCTAATTTTTAACAGTTTAAAATAGCATGGATGCGGTATACCAAACCAAGGGGCGAAAGCCCCTTTTATTAACGAGAGTAATCTAAAATGAAATATATATTAATCTTACTTATGTCTTTTAATTTGTTAGCAAAAACAATTGAAAGCCAGCATATGCCGTTATCAATGGTGTTTAACCATGAGATGACACACAATTTAGACATTGAGCCAAACTCATACATTCACATTAAATTAACTGGCATTGATTTAAGCTACTATCCTGAGTTTACATTAACCGCGTCTGACTTTGTTTATATGACAGATAATGAAATAGTGTTTAAGACTCACGATGATGTAATTATTCCACCAGTAACAAACTTGGTACTAAGCTCGCAAAATGTAAACGTTAATGGTGATGTTGATGTCGGCATAATTAAAATTAACAACACAGAAATAAACGATATTAAACGCAAAATAACAGCCATTGATTCATTGCGCTTTAATGCTGATGATGGCTTTGTAACGCTCGTTAGCGATGCTGATTATTACCTTGGCGGATACCATGAAATTGCATTTGATATTTCAGACCGTGAGCGATACAGCGGAACGGCTTTAATTAACTCACCTGTGCGATTTTATCCAAACATTGAAGTGCAACATACAGATTACGTTGTAACAATCTCAAACGCCACTCAGCGCGGATTAAATGCAAACATTGATAATGATGTACTTTTCAACATTAAGTCAAGCTATGAGACTTACAGTGTTAATTACGGATATTCCTTTGCTGACAATTCGAGCTGGTATACTTTTTATAAACTGCAAAATAACACGCCAAAAGATTCGCAGTTAATCATCACGGCGCTGTTTACAAAGTCTGGCCCTGGCGCATCTGATATTCAAAAGTGCGAATATGACTACGGATATTTAAATAAATATGAGGCAATTAATTTGACTGGCGCAGATATTCTCGACTATTGCGGATTAACCGGCAACTATCATATCGCTGTTAAGTTTCATTCCGAACAACCTCTACTTGTTGCAAGTCAGAACGCGTCACCTAATGGGCGTACAGTTAACTTAATAGAGTAAGGCGCTTAAAGCGCCTTTTTTATAAGTACCTAACCTCATCCGGTGTTAGTGCAAAGTCCCATACTCGAAAGTTGCTGTAATTACCGTTGTATTGATTGCTGGCTGCACCTATTGGTCTACCAATAAATACTTTTGATGCTGTATCGCTTATTGGCTTTGCTGTGACGCCAAGAAACTCGCCAACCTCCTGCCCGTTCATGTATGCTTTTAAGTTTGATCCGTCAAATGTTATTACCAGAGTTACAATTTGGTCAAATGGACTATTAAATGCCATGTCATTAATATTTGTTTCGTCCGCGTATCTAAACAAGTAAGAGCCATCAGTCTGCTTCACCAGGCTTGATGAGGCAAATACTGATCCTATTTCATCGAATGAGATTATATAAGATACAGCCGAGCTTGTTTGATTTGAGTCTACATTTACATTTAAACCAAAAGAAAATGGCTCTGCCATATTCGGCATGTTGTTATAAGCGTCACACGTAACACTGTCGCCAGTCCTTGCAGCTGTTGTTGCCGCTGTTTTTATATAACTTGTTGCAATCATGCTTTTTTCTGCCTGCGCTCCAAACAGATAAAAGTCAATTAAATCAGGCTTGGCAACACCATTTTTAACTATACCTAACTTAAAGTCGAATGGCGAAACTGAGTCGACAGGCGCGGAAACTCTAACCCACTTATCAAATTCGGTTAATCCGATCACGCTTTCCTCGTCGCTGCCAAAGTAAAACTTGACACCAAAGTCATTTAAACCGGCCTGGGTTGGCACGTAAATGAAAATTGATCCGCTATGAAATCCTGCAGTTGATGTTATCGCTTGTGTAATGGCGTAAGTCCCAGGTGCTGCTCCAGCTTCAAATTTTGTCGCTAAATTAGTGCCGTATGGATCTGCAATATCCAAAGTATTACCGGTTACTGTGTAATCAGCCCCCTTGGTCCATGCGGCGTTTTGTATTTCTTCCGAGCGCGAAACAAGATTAGTTCCTGCTGGCTCGATCAAATAACCATCAATAGTTTCTGGCAACTCATTGTTAGCGGCAACTTTCAGAACTCCGTATTTATCAATATAGCGCTTTTCTGATGTTCTTAATATTGATAGGTCTGATGCGTCATTATTAGGATATATTGTTTCTGCTATTTTATTTTTTTTAAATAGCCACAAGATAGGATTGTCTATCTTTTCACGCCTAACGCTATTAAACCCTGTACCAATAGCGCCGTCATCGCCTTTCGCGCCTTTCATTCCAACGCGCTGAATTACCAGTGTGTTTTTGTTGCTTTTAGCGTCTATAATCTCAATTGGATCACTCATAGCTTGAACCTCTTAAGCTCCTAATTTGATTAAATGTTAGGGCCTTATCGTAAATTTTAAATAGCTGCAAATAGCCAGCCAGCTGATTTGCTGAACCGTCACAACCGATGAATAGCGATGATACAATTGTACTATTCGGCGAATTAAGCGCAACACTACCAAGCAACTCTGAGTTGGAGTAAACAATCATTGTTGAGCCGTCAGAAATTATTTCATATTTTTTCCTTGAACCATCAACGCTTAATGTAGTAGCACCATTAGTAACAACAAAATTACCGCCAGATATTTTCGCACTAAACTCGTCAGCATCACCGTTGCTGAATACAAATTTGTCAGATGCTGACTCAAAAGGCTCATTAAGCGTCATAACAACTGTAAACGGCATATTGCCAAGCGGCAATCTTTCGTAGTCAACCGATACAATATCAGCTGCTCGTGTAGTTGGAAATTGCGCTGTCTCTGTGTAGCTTGATAAATAATTAAACTCTAACTGAAAACCAGTTACAACAATATCGCCAGCGGATTCCGCTGTAACTGATGCGCTAAAACTTTGCAAACTGCCAGCCGTTATTGTTGCCGATACTCTTGTAAAGTCTGTTGTTAGATTTTCAATATCAATGTCCGATACTATTCCACCAACATTAGCAACTATTGAAGCAATATTTGCTGTTAGCGATTTAACCCAAAAGCTTAGCGTGTATTGCTGTCCAGCTGTTATTGTCGCTGACTGCCCGACTGTTACTGATGTGCTTGTAAATGTTAGTTTTGTGTTTTGATTTATCTTGCCGAATATATCAACTTCATCGCATGCCGATAAATCAGCACCGGCAATATCCCACGACGCCTGAGATAAGTCCTCACTATATTTTAGTAAGTTTTGTTCCTGAGGCTCGATTAATGCACCAAGTTGATTTTGTCGCAAAACTTCACCGGCAAAAGGCTGTGAAACTGTAGAGCCTGTTGTTTTCAAATAATCAGTTAGAGCTGAGCCAGTGTTAACTTGAGCGCCAAATAAATCAAAAGTTGTACCAACTGTTCCGCGAGCATTTATGTAAAAAGTGCCATTTGCGTCCTCGGCATAGCTTATGGATACTCTTTGCCAAGCGCCTGTAACAGTAATTGGTATTACTTGTATTTCTGCATTTGCGTCTTTTTGGATTGATATTTCAGTCACAGTTCCAGTGTTATTTTTAATCCAAAATGATCCTGTATAAGTGCCAGAAACTGGAACGCTGTACGGAAGACCAAGCATTAATTGACCGTTATCTTGATCAATTCTTATTGTTGATGCGTTGCTTCCGCCCAGCGGATCTGAAATTCCAGTTGCTAGCAATGTCCAACTACTAGCTATATCAGTCCACTGACTAAAATCTTCTGAGTATGTCAATTGATTGTCAATTGTTGACGCTGGCAAGTATAAGTTGTTACCGTATCTATCAATGATTGAAGCAGCACTGGCTCTTGATGCTGTTATGTCACCAATTACAGATTTTTTATTGTTTCGAAACAAGTCCAAAACAGGATTTGACAATTCTGTGTATCCAATGTCATCAACTCCAGCGCCATCAATTCCGGCTGTGCCAGTATCGCCAAGCTCACCTTCGTAAACATTTACAATTCTCATCTGGTACGCCCCTGCTCAACTTTATAGTTAATTCTTACAAAAACCTCAGATGTGCCAGTTGGATAATTAACAAGTACGTCAGAAACAAAGTTTTTGCTTGCAAGTTCGCTCGCGACTGGTAGTAAGTCTTGAGTTTGAGTTTTTGTTAGCGAAAGCCTAATCTTACCCTCTAGCGCAGACAAAATAGTTACAGTTACGTCAGCAACTTTTGTTAATGATGTATCAGTTTCAAGTAGCTGAGATTCTACAGTAGCGCCAAGTAAATCAATCGGAGTACCATCAGCCATAAGTAATTCAATGTCTGTATAGTAATCAGTGCCAGCTATGACGCACACGTCGTAAATTGGTTCGCACATTTTAATGATCTCCTGTGCCGTTTATGTATCTAATCGAGTTAGAGCCAAAGAATTGAACTGTAGCGCCACTATCAACAACACCTTTGCCAGCTATACCGCCTTGAGAGTCGTTATCTTTGCCATTTTGCCCAAAGCTACCAGTCAATCTGTCGCTTGTTCCAGTCTTACCGTTAGAGCCAATCTTTCCACCCTTCTGCGATATTACTTGACCATTTACGCCACCAATACCAGGCGAACTGCCGTCACCGCCGTCACCGCCATCAGCAGCAATAACGCCGTCAAGTGAATCACTGTTTAAATCTGGTATTGTGTTTTTAAATCCACCATCACCACCGCTTGGAGCAATAATATAACCGTCAGCAATTGGATAGGCTGCGCTTGGAGTTGGGCCGCTAAAATAAATATCCGTGTCAACTCCTTGAGCATCATAAACAGTGCCGCCATTTTCACCGGGTAACACTGGAGTTAAGCGCCATCTATTGTATTCGTAATCATAACTGGCCTTTTCACCCTGAGCACCGTCACCACCCTTAGACATCAACGGGCTACCGTTTGCCATGATTATAATTATTTTAGAGCCTGCGGCAAAATTACCCGCAACAATAGATGGTGTCGATGTTGTGTTACTTTTAGCTGTAACATTGTCAAATATAAATGTAATCGTTACAGCTCCGGCAGGCGCACCTGCATACTGAGTATAAAGGTTTATATTCGACACTGAGCCAGAGATAACTATTTCGGTATTGTCTGCAAATGACGGTTCATAACTAAGAGCTTCAACTTGATACTCTCTGCCAAAGTCGGAATATTTTGGTTTAATCTGCAATATTTGAGCGCGCGAAATTGTGCTTGGCAATCCGTTAAAGTCAACGATTGATTCAGTGTTTATTGTTGCCACATCACCGACTTTATAATTAAGCTTAACTTCCTGCGTTTTCCAAGTAAATCTACGCGGGTCAGAAAATCTATTGGTTGTGCGGTTAACAAGCAAATCAGCTGCAGTATTATTGATAATGTAATTAAAGCCAAAATCTTTTATTTTTGACTCACCAAAAGCAGAATCAAGCTCAAGCTCAGGTTTTATAAACGTCGAAGCATTTTTGTAGCTTGGTATTTCTTCTGGATCTGTTAAGTAATCTTTGTTGTAAACAATTACTGAGCGCGTATTTCTAAGGTTTTCTTCGTCCTTTACCTTTATGCTTTCAAAGTCAATTTCATTACCTTCTGTCAAAACAACGTCTGATTCTTTCCAAACGTTAACGGCTGAAACTTTGACTTTGCGCTGCACTTCGTCATACCAAGTGTTAAGCATGTAAGGCTCTAAAAACATTTTTAAAGCAGCATCAACACTCATGCTTTCATAAAATATCGTTTTTACAGTTACGCCAGCCAGCCAAGTGTCAATCTCTGCCACCCACTCAGCATAAGGTAGTCTTATTGATGGTATGCCAACATCAAGCAGCACATTATAAAGTAGGTCTGCTATATGCTCATTACGCGATACGTAGCATTTAAATATTTGATCTCCTGCGCTATGGCTTTCGGCTCTAGTGCGAGAATAAGTATCACCATCGAACTGTATCGATGAACCCCTACTTTGCACTGTTAACTGCGCGCTTGAAGTTCCTACGCTGGCTATGTTGGTTATTTTAAAAAGCTCATCACCGATGCGTATAACATCATCAATTTGATAGATAATGTCTGGGTCAACCAACAAAGTAGTTGTTGTTTCGTCAATGTCTTGTCGTAAATATCCGTATTCTTCTTTGGGCCAAACAGCTTCGCCAATGTCAACGCGGCTTAATTCGCTTTTTAGTTTTAGCGTCCATTTCCCTTTGCCGTCGCTACTGAAACCATCAGTTAAATAGTGTCTGGTCTCAAAATAACCGTCGACTTCGCAAAAGTTGTGTATTTTTACTGGATTGTTAGCAAAGTAATTTCTGGCTTTTAATTTCTGAAAAAATGTTCCCTGCGCCGCAACTTCCTCATCCACATCTGGAGCAAATGGATTTGGGTCTCCAAAATTTACAGCATCAACAAGCTGTACTGAGCCGCTGGCCCGAATGGCAAGGCCAACTTCTGGCTGTAGCTTTGTTGTGTTTTCGCTAATTCCAACAACGCACTTTTTAACGCCACCTATAACATCAGCGCCAGAATCGCTTAAATATGCAATGTCACTTTTACGTATTGGCTTATTGTAATTTGTAAACATATACAAATTAACACCAGACACATTGCCATTTCCGCTCTTAGGCGTACCAAAACCGCTATTGGATTTTGGTAGCTGTAATTCAACAATTGTATAATGTCTTTTTGCTGTCATAAGCCGTTGTAAATATCCCAGTTAGCGTTAATGTTATTCAATGTGCGCGTTTGCGGATGCGCTTTAACATCATTACCTTTGAGATTGTAACACATATAAGCAGAGTTGTTTGATATGTCAGCTTCCGATTCTCGCTCTTGCACAAACCAGTAATTTCCATCAGCGGCAAAATCTAAAAAGTCCTGCCATACTCCAAATGTAAAATCATTTTTCATATTTGCAAGTGATAGTGAGCCTTTCAGCGGTACTGCTTTTGATAGTGTGCTTATTGGTGCTGCAATGCTGTTAACTGTTGTTCTCTGCTTCACTCCGCGTCGATATGGTGCACGCGAATAGCCAGCATTTTCACCGCTATTAGGCACTTCAAACGACATACCAGCCGCACAGTATGTTACCAGTGGATTGCCTACTCTAGACTCGAACTTCACACGCAAGTCAGTAAATGCGCGAGGCTCAAATGTTACAACAACAGGACGATTTCGATTAAACTCAACGCTAGCAACAAGGTTTGCGCTTGATTCTATTCCATCAAAAACACGAATAAACGCGTTTTGTTTATCTGGCGATGCTAAGTCAATTCCAGCGCAAGCGAAGTAATTTATAGTTTCTGTCGAACCAAAACTTACTTGCATTGAATTTGGTGTTGATGCTTCATAGTTTGTGCTAAAGTCGTCGCTAGTTAAATTTTGCGGTAAGTCAGTTCCAGCGCCAACAACAACGCTTGGAATCACACCTTTTAACACGTTAGTATAAGTTATAATCATTATAAACCTCTTGCGCGCACGCTCTGCACGCCACGAATAAAGCCTGAGAATATATCCTCACCATCTTCTGTGCTAAGTATTAAGCGTTGAGTTGTAACGACTTCGCCAGCCACTTGCTCGGTTACATCTAGTGTACTTGTTTCCGGTTGAAAGTCTTGCTGTTGTGGTGCGCTTGCGCTAGGTGCGCTTGGCGCTCCGCCGCTACCTTTTTCAGCACTCAATATTGATGATATTTGCACAGCACCAGTTGCCGCAGTTATCGCAGCGCCTGCATAGTTTTGCTCTGACAATGCTTTGGTGACACCTTGTGCCGTGTTGATAAATGCCGTTGTTGCTGATATTGCTTTATTCTCTCCAAAGACGTAGTTTGCAAGCTGTATTGATTGATTAGCCAAATCAGATTCGAGTTTACCCTCGTCTTTTTTGTCCTTTTCCTTTTCCTTTCCTTCCTTTTTTTCTTTCTTGTTTTCTTTTTCTTTATTTTTGCGCCTATCTTCTAGCCGCTTTTTTTCTTCTTCATATTCCTTGTTTGCTAAATCAATTCTTGCTTGCGCGTCATTAGCGTAATTTTCTCTTGCTTCGTTAGCTAGCTCTTGCTCTAAAACAAACTTTTCTATAATAGCTTGCTTCTCTCGCTCAAGAGCTTGTATTTCGGCATCTGCTTTTTGGTCTCGCGCCTCTATCTCAACTTTCCATTTCTCTAGAGTAGCCTCAGCGCCAGCAACATCACCACCAATACCAATACTTTCCAAGCCTTGCTG